GTCTCCAATGGACCGAGACTAATATCCTTGGTCCACTGAGGACGGAGATGACTTATTCTCCCTAGCCATTTACTGGCAAGTCCGGCTTAAGCCGGAGACCTCCACCCAAGCTTGATGTCGACGTGCTTGGGGCGTCCAGAACGCTCCAAGTGCTCTTTATCAACGCTTGTGACGTCGATTGGCAAGTGTCTGCGCACTATGGGTTTAAGCCCAAAGCGAGCAGTTGCAGTTGCCGAGAGACACTTATGCAAGGCGCCCACCCCATCGAGAGAATCTCGAGGGGATTTGGCATGCACATAATAGCCCTTGACAAGGGGCTTGTGCAAATTCGGGTGTTCGCGTTCGGATTTTACTCCGAGCACGGACTCCCTGCCAAGCAAAGGAGAGGTGGATTCTACGTTCGGGAACCATTTTATTAGTTCCCTAATGTAGTCATCCATCCATGCAGCAGTTTTCCAGAGACCAGCCCAATAAAGCTGGTTCCTGTACTTTACTGCTGCATTTACTCCTTCAGCATCTGTCCGTTGTGTTGGGAGTACAGATCGACACTTCACGATGGAAACATCGTGACCGTCGTAATACTCCTTTCCGCAAGACTCTCTGAACCTTCCGGTCCAGAAAGACTTGCTGGCGTTAACTCGATAACCAAAAGTTTCGAGTTCGCCAACAACGGATAGCACATATTCTCTGGGGACGATCAAATCGTCTCCAAAGACACGCACCTTCCGCTTAAGACCTTTCAGGTCTCGAGCGGTCAAGCTGGTGCCGAGCTCTCTTTGGATTCCCAAAAAGATCAAGGTCAGAAAGACCATGGCCTCAAAGGGGAAACAGAGAGCTGAACCCATAGACGCGAACTTGGCCAAGCGAATAACGCCAAAGCCAGGTACGTCAGCCTTCCGGGAACGACAAGCGTCGACTAGGCTAAACAAATCGCCATAGTCCTCGATCATCGCCCGTACATGCTGATAGGAAACACGATCGGAGGCTTCACTAAGATCTAGTGTAGCCAGTTCGCCGCTGTGCGAACCAAGACGAGCAAGAAGCCTATTCGGTTCTTGATCGTCCATTCCGATTACGCGAGAGAGGAAGTCATCCTCCTTGATCGCGTCTCGAATACATGTCAAGAGTGCCTGCTGCACGTACTGCATGCAGGTAGGCTCAATGGCAATAACTCGAGGTGCTTTCAACGTTTTAGGTACTGTGATCACCCTAACGGGAATCTCAGCACCGGGTTCGAGGATGTTTATTTCATCATTCAGTTCTTCCGCAAAACGGGAGTTCGGAATGAGATAGCCTTCAGCAGGCAAAATTCGCTGAAGGCGAGAAGTCCAGGTTCGCAGATTGTACTTACCATTACTAGTAAGACGATCTGCAACAGCGCCTGGACCATGCTTGGGAAGTAGCCTCCGCCAATAGACATCTCTGTCTACTTTGGCAAAAAGGTCACCAAACAGCATGCCAGACATCTCTTTAAACTCAGCCAAAAAGGCTGGGTCTAGGAGAGAGTCGGATCTCTTAACATCCTGCTCACATTCGACAAACCCTACCATCGCTTGTCTCTCACGACGAGGTGTTACCACCATCGTAGGCTTCCTGCCAAGGTTGCCTTGAGGGAGAGCCATCTTGCTAAACCCCAACGTTAGTTGGCGAATAGCATAGATTGCTTCGATATCAGGTTCATCGAACAGCACACCGCTATGAACATCGAACACACGTGCAAGGAAACCGTGCAGAAATGCAGGGAGACCCGTACGACTTTTCCGCCGAAAGGCGGGGCAGTCGGAAGGCACGACGAAACCTTGGTCAAGCCATTTTTCGATGGCCTTTCCATAGTTCGCCAGGGAAATCGCCAAAAACGAAATCCCCTCGTGTTCGGTGCGTCCCGTGACTGTTTTTGAGTCACGGGTGGCGCTAGTGCGACATCTGACAGCCAATTCATTGGCTGTCGTGGACCAGAGTGACGTCAGGCTTTTCATGGTCCCTCCTTTAACAGAGGTTGGCCAATCCCTAGCCTACGTCGTCAGTAGCACCTACT